AGTGAATCAATGGCCTCTACTACGCTGTCTTCGGATGCATCCGGATTCAGTTTGAGGCGGTTTGCTATTTTTTTCATGTCGAAATTTTTAGATTGATTTTGAATTGCAGGAATTAAACTGTTTGTGATAACAGTAGATTCTTTCCAAAAGGCTTTTGCATCTGTATTTACTGTAACTCCGCGCCTCTTATTGATTTCACCACTGTGCTGTACTTCGTCACAGAAACCATTTTCAAATGCCTCGCTGGCGCTGATCCATGTGGTTTGGCTCATAATGGCTTTGATATCATCCTCACTCTTACCACATCGACTGGCGATCATCGTAGCCAGGCTATCACGGATTGCTGCAAGGCCTTTGTCATCATCGCCTCCAAATGGGTTGTGATACATGAGCTGAGCATAATCTGCCATAACGCGTTTACGGCCGGCTTGAAAAAATACGCCTGCAATACTCGCTGCCATGCCTGTGTTATAGGTATCAACTGGTGTTTTGCTTTTCAGGATAGCATTGTAGATATTGTAGCCATCAGCTACAATTCCACCAGGGCTATTGATCCATACCTGAATGCGTTTTTTACCCAAACCATCAAGCACCAATAATTCTTTTTGGAAAAGATCTCCCATGATTCCGAACCCCTCCGCTTCATCAAATCCGATATGCTTATCAATAAGCATTATGGGTTCATCAGCAGTAGGATCAACAGTGTATAAAAATGTTTCGGGAGTCATGCTGACATAAAAATATTATTGTCAGCAAAGAGAGAGGGGAATATGGTCCAGATGTGGACCACCTATTTTTTAACGATAAGCTTTGTGGAAAGCAGCCATAATTTCATTGAAGACATGAATATCTATTATCCGGCCCGATAAAGTTTCATTGCTATTCCGTGAATATGAAATCACAATACTTTCAAAATGGAAATAAGATTTCAATAAATCCATGTCAAGGGCAATACCTTGCACATTAATTTCAACATAATTTCTTCCAGGCTCAACGCATGTGATTCTTGATCCAATTGAATCAAATATTTTACTGTTGACAATCTGCATTTGTTATTATACAATTACTCTTCAAATCTTTCTCTTACCTGCAATTATTTTCCATTCCCCGTGAGATGGGGCTTTCTTGAATTGAACCTGAATCACTCCACCATTATGTAGAGTAAGATGAAAAAACTTTGTTACATCTTCATCCGCTCGATTCAATATGACTATTTTGCCCTTTTCAGTTTTAGCTGTTCGAAATACCGGATCTGGTGTATGGCTCCCGCATTCAATTGAAGATGGTGATAGTTTAGCACAACAAAAAGATTGATTATTCATATGCATGCTTATATTTCAACAATATTGAATTCATGATTCTCATAAATAAACAACTCATCATATTCCCTTTCATAGTCTCCCAGGATTTTCACGGAGTCAACCAAGTCTCCTTTGATCAATAACAGGAACGACTTTAATTCAGAAACCCAATGGTTATGGTAATCAGGATCAGTATAAGTATTTTCGTCTACTATCTGGCTCCTATTAATTTGCAACCTTTCATTGCACCAATTCAGACCCTCTTCAATAGAAAATATACCGCCTGTCAATCCTTTATGATCTGATTCAGATGAGGAGTCAAAAACATACAGGCGGTCAAGGGTTCTGCATTTTATTGTGCCGTCATTTAATTTCGCTATTACTCTGCAATCGGTGCCCATCTTACTTATTTTGAACAATTAAAGCGTTCAATCTATCTACAAGCATTTGTATGTCTTCTTTGTCATACACTGCAAACAATTGATCTTCGTCGAAGTAACCATCACGAGATGCGCAGTCATAATCAATACGAAATTCGGTCCCTTTCTCAGCTGCCCGCGTTAACACATAATCACACTGATCGGGAGAATCACACCCTAAAACAGATAATCCTGATCCTGATATCGTAGTTGTTAAGAAATCTGGACTCCAGTCATCCTCCGGATTGCTTTCTTTTATTTCCAGATCACCAAAGAGATTAGGTGTATACTTACAAAACAACGTGCCGGCTGGAAGTTTTAGAAATTCAACCCTATTTACAATTTTCATATTAGGATATAATTAATTCATCGCCGGTCAAAGCAAAGAAAAGATTTTGAAGCTGGTGGACATGTCTTAATATAAGTTCTTCCCCATAAAAATACTGGCCGCCCCTAGCCCTATTAATATGAACAGGATAGTAACCTTGCTTATTAAAATAAAATACTTCCATCCTGGGGTTCGTATGATAATGTTCAAACCCCATCCTTTCCAACCAATCAATATCGATAGCAATGGGTTCAATTTCCTCTTCTCTATACCCTTCTTCTTCCTGATAATGATGAGATATTTTAGGATTGATGAGACCATTGTAATAACCTTCAAACTGTTCTGTGTTTCCTTCAGGATTTATAAACAAGTTACCCAGCCTGAGTTCTGCGGCGTTGATCATGCGTGATTATTTTGCTCTGAGAAGAATATCCGTTTTTGCCTTGCTGCTTCAGTTATTAAGCGGAGATGGAACTGGCAGTACTCATATTTTTCTTCGATAACCTGGTTAATCCATAGCATCACATCTTGCGGACTCTGTGCCCATCGAATGTTTTCTATGATTTCTTCAAATGAGTAAGTCGGCATTCAATAAAGATAGGTGATCAATAGGAGTTTTTGCTTTGCCGAGAGGTTTCCTTTTGAAGTAACCTCTCTTTTTCTGATGGCGCCATCCCATCAAAAAACTGCTTTAAAATCTGAGCAGCCGCAGCGCTTTCACTCAATTCCTGCAGGGCAACATATCCCTGAAAGTACCGGTGAATCAGCGGAGGCAGGTATGACTTTACCATCCGCTCCATTGTATTTTTCTTTTCTGTCATTAAGCAGAATAAATTACAGGCCAACGTTCAGGAAGAATCGCTAATACCTGAAGAATACTTCCCATCTCAATTTCCACTCCATCCATAGAAAGAGGCTGATCAGGTTCAAGCTCTTTACCCATCAACTCTTTTTCTACGTACAATTTGAATTGTCCATACAGATTAGGCTTTAGGTGTATTGCCTTCAGTGTTATTTGTCGCTGACGATGCCACATAATACAAGAGGCAACGCCATCTACAGCTTTATTACCAGTAGCTTTGTAGTCGCGAGTAATGTCGTAAGCCCTTTGCTTCATTTATTGTGTGATTTGTTCTGAATTCGAAGTTTGTGCTGCAGCGGTTGGAATACCAGTACGTTCTTGAAAATAAGCAGGATCCATTTGAAGGCCTGCATTCTTCATAGTTTGCGCAATCTCTGCAGTTACTTTATTACTGTTATCTTCTCTGCGACGAAAGAGCTCCTTTTCGGCATCATTCACCAGCTCATAATGATAATCTAACGGGATAGGGAAACCGAGTTTACGCATCCTCGGAATGAGCTTGTTATTAACAACGTTTTGTACCAGATTACCATCTTTAACCTGTTTGTCTCGCAGTGCTTTCGCGGCAGGTGACTCTTCTCCATCTCCGCCTCCGAGTTTTCCAGGAATACTATCTAGCGCGTCTGCATGACCGAGAATTATTTTGGAAATCTTTTTCTCACATCGTTGCTCAAAGTTCTCATATGACTGCCAACCAGTGCCTGCATTAGAGGACTCAACTAAGCTCACTTCATCAATACCATCATCGAGCAACATGTATGCATTATGTCCCATATCCCTGAGCAACGCTTCAAATTCTGCGCGTTCTGCTTCTTCTGTTTTTTGTGTTTTACCTACGCGAATTGGCTGATTGAACATCTCAATAAAATCAGCATTATATCCCATGTTATTACGAAGGAAGATCTCATAATACGCAACCCCATAAAACAGGCCGTATCCGCAATCAGTTACACCCAACTTTGTTGAGGTTGGTACATAGATATGCCAGGTAGAGAATGGCTCTTCAAGAAAATTCTCCCCTGTTGTTGCGTACTCAAATGGCGCCACACATTTACGATCAGGAGAAACGTTTTGTCTTGGTACTACTGTTATGTTTGGGAATGCATCATTTTTAAGATCTCCTAACGCAATTAGGCTATATCCAAAACCTTTTGAATCCAGAGTATATTGAATAAAGTCATCAAACCAAGATGCACTATTTACCTGCTCTCCTGTCGCATCAGTTGTGATATTTCTGAAGTACTTCTTCAACTCCTCACTCTCTTCACCTTTTTCATTACAGATTTTGAAATCACGTAATAATGTGAGATCGCTACGTCTTTCCCAACAAGCATCAACATGCCCGTTTAAGATTGTATCCTGATAAATTCTCTGCATGCGTACCCGGAAAGGGAATATTGCTCTCTCCGCTTCAGATACAGCATCGCGCCAGGTTTTTATATCCTGACGGAAACGCTGGAACTGAACCTTTGCAATGCTATTACGTAAATTCTTTTCCGTTTCCTTTTTCGATGCAACAAATTTTGCTGCAGACGATGTGTCTGGAACAGGAAAGAAATAGTTTTTTATGGATTGAACTTTATTGCTCATCTCGTAATATGTTTATTCCTTTTCAGGTACTGTGTTGGCGACATACTGGTAAGATGCCATTCCATGCAATTGAAACATCGGTATGCACGCAAATACCACCCTTTCTTTTCGCGTTGCTGAGTCGCAGATCTCACTGCTGCATCTTGTGTTTTATACGATCGCTTATTACACATAAGAACCTAATCCTTTTTGACAAGACTCCATGCATTCAGCTTTTCCTGAATGGTTTTAAAACGATCCACTATTTTGTAAACTGTTCGAGCACCGGTTTCAAAATCAATTTCTTCAATCAATTCGCCAACAACCATGCAGTAACCAAGACCGTTTTGCTGGCAATAGCGGTCAGCATCCGCGTAATTGAGTGCCGGCACATTCGGTCCGCACCAAAGTTTCAGCCTTCCACTTACCGGATCAAGTGCTCGTATTTCCGTTACATAATGATTCATTCTCCAATGGTTGAAAATTTATTCAGTAATACCCGATATGCTTCAGCAAACTCCGCTTCTCGATCACCAGTCTGGCCTTCGCCCTTTACACGGATTGCTTCCGCTTTCCATCTCGTGTAAGATTCCAGCACTTCAGCAAGGAACTTATCCTCATTATCACTTTTAATAATTGTTGCTTTATTCTTTGTTCCTTCAGTACGTGCCATGTTTATAAAATAGAATTTGAAAAGTATTTTTTTATTTGAGCAGGTCAAGAATATGTTTTGTCCCAACCTTGTTCACTGAATGAATGATGCACAGCGGCTTCTTTTGTCCTGTCTTCTTTAAATATTCATTCACTAACCAGTATGCACAATGCCACCCTGTGTTTTTTGTTCCAAGCGTTTCGTATTCATCAACTGCATCCGGCGCTATTCCACCTGGATCAAGATCATGATCGAAAGAAATGAGCATTGGTAATCCATTTTCCTCAATAGTTTGCTTAAACTCATCGAAACTTCTTACAACTACCCAATCCGCGTAATATTCAATAAACAATTCGTTTGCTCTATTAGCCATATAGTTCAAACAATCTTTAGGATCACGCCAGTCATCAAGAAATAGACGGTAAAGCATATTTTATACTTAAGCTACTTCAACAAAATCGTTTGGTACATCCAGAACCTCATAAACATCCAAGCCTTCTAATTTGACTCTTCCAGAAGAATCTTCAACTTGGGGGTGATGGCTTTTACTGAAAAAATGTAAAGTAATCGCCTGCGCTAAGCCGGCTTTTACGAATACTTTTGTAGGCCACTGCATATGTTTCATTTGAAATATCCTAATGCTACCTCTGATTTTATCCACTAAATGCCCAACAAAAATTAAAGAAGAGAACACATACACTCCTTCATGCTGATTAAAATTGCAGCTGATACCCTCAGAATTACACCACTCTCGAATATTATTATGAATTGTACCGTTGTCAGAAACTTCAATATCTTCATCACTGCGCTCTGGATGCATTACTCGACAAATAGCAATCGCCTCGCCACTTAACCTTGTATATCCAAAAGCAAAACGCAGTGAGTCAAATTGATATGAAATAGACTTACCCAAAGCATTGACAATACTTACTTTTAGCGTTTCCTTATCCCTAATTACTGGCTGTTTCATTTGATGGTTTGATATTCCAAATTGAACACTCGGTGTTGAGGCTAAGCCTGTATTCTGTAATCAATAATGACTTTTGTTCTTCAGTGCCACATACCATATTAACAAACTTTTCTCTCAATAAACAGTTTTGTTCTTCCAGCTCCTTCACTTTCGCTTCGAGTTGTTTTAATCTTTTTTTCTTTTTCTTTTCGGATGCCATCAATTCTGCTTCATCAAATCTTTTCTTAGTCTCAGGCGTCACATGAAATACCATATCATACTTTCGTTTATTCATATCAGTATGAATTTTGTCTTTTAATGTCACTGCCTCCCCTTATTCTTTTCCCCTGCGCTGGCTGGATCTTCACAAGGTCTGCTGTGATATCATCACCCTTTGCACAATCACGTAGCCACATAAGCGCTATTTTATAATTCGATTCTCTGTCTTCTGGAATATTTTTTGGCGCAATTCTACTGTACATGCGATATACCATGACATCTATCATGTAAGCAACCATTTGCTGATTACGATTATCACCTTTTGTAAAGTAAGTCATGATCACCTGGTATGCTGACAAACCAGATGTTGGAACAGGAATAGGCTGATTGGTGATAGGTTGAAAATGCACAATGAATATTTCGTTGTTGCCAAACTTATCACCCGCTTTTAGCAGACGCAATACATTTTCAGTTTGATCATATTCATAATCCACTCCCTCTTGCATGGTTCCTATTCCTCGACGTTCAACACTAAAGGTCCACCCAACTAAAGAACCAGGCTGCCCGTTGGCAGGTGGCGTATATTCGTTTGTGCCAGGGATCATATCAATAGTTACTCCTGCCACAAGAATCAAATCTTCTCTGGCTTGAAATAAAGTAACTGTTTGTGTCGGTGATGTAGTAAGGAGATTACCTGCAGGCACTACAAATAAGCCATCATCTCTCCACTGTTTACTTCCATTGATGCTATCATCAGGAAAGTAGTTTTGTGGAGGGATGTTATATGTTGCCTCGAACTGAAGAAGAGATTGATGATCGTAAAACCATGTACCAACTATACAAGTATAAGTCCTGTTCTTCCAAAAGACTTGATCACCTTTAGAATAATTCTTCTGAAGATTAAATACAGGATACGGATAGTTTGCATAAAACAGATCGAATTGTGAACCCAATAATTGCCAGTGAGAAGAATTAAATAACTCTGGTGTCATAATCGCAACTATGCATTGATACACCTTTCCTGATTGAAGGCAAAGTTGCCCTTCAGTATAAGTGGATAATGCAGAGTAAGCCAATGCATCCAAATACACACGATCATTAGCGTTATAAGTAACCTGGGGATTGTACGGTTGAGTATTGGTAAACTCTTGTGCAGTGTCATACTTCTGACGAAGATGAGATACCATAAGACCTTGTGCAAACAACTCCGCTGATGCAATTAAAGTACGATCACCAGAGATTATCTGCTGTAAGGAAACTTCCTGAATTACTTTGTTATAGTCTGCGGGATATAGATAGCCCATTGTAAAAAGGTTACACTAAGGTAACCAGACTTTACTAAATTATTTAGGCTAATGTTTTTAGCTAATTGTCACAGTATATTAGTAGGAATTATTTGAAGAGGAAGGTTTTCCGATTCGATGGCCTCCAGTTACTAAATTGGAACGCTGGAACTCTGCATACTCCTTACTGAAAACTGTACAGAAGAAGTATCTCGTAATATCTACTATGTGTCCAAAGGGCTGATAAGTTTGACCGGTCCTAGGATCCTTCACCGTCTTCTTATCAATCTTGCCGTTCTTATCTTGCTTGGTATTCTCATAATCATTTATCGCCAATTGACAGGAATGATCAACACCAAATGATAGACCACCAAAGTTATGCTCCAATACTGCGTTAAGAAAATCCCCTGATGCTTGTACATTTGGGTTTGATGCTGGTACAATTCGCTTAGGCTTGAATTCCGGAAATTCTTTCATCACTAAAACAAAAAGATCAACTCCCTTCTCTTGCTTCACGTCTTCCTTCTGACTGGTAGAATCTCCAACAACATATAGCCTACCTACATGATTCCATTCAACCAGTTTTTTCTTAATCTTTCTACCCAAGGCCCATGTTTTATTCTCCGGGCTCTTGGCGCCGATCACATGAATCATCCGGGGACTCTTATTGTCACGACCTGGCTGAAAGAACCCTGCAGGAAAGTAAGGCACTACGTTTTCATCCAGTGATAAATAAATAGCCTGTTCTGGATCATAGGGGTAAATACCTGTATGTAATTCACTTCGCCATGAGTCAAGATATTCCCCACCATAATCTGTTTTACCCCATTCTCCAATGACGTTTACTTTGTAGCTGTTGTAGTTCTTATTTGCTAAAGATTCATATTCGCTTATCAGGTTTTCATCTCGGTAACCATAACTACCACATGGACTTCCTACAATCCAATAATTATCATGGTAAGTGGTGCGAATTAATATTACTTTGCCGCATTCAGACTTTTGTATGAAGGAGTGAGCAGAAGGTAACGTCCCATATTCTTCGGTATCATAGAACACATACTTATCTACCAATTCTGTTTTTACCCAACTTCGTTCATCAACCGGGTTCCATAAACCAAACAACTTTTGTCCTGGAATTCCACGCAATAAAAGATTGAACTGCTCATACTCTGCTTCATCAAAATGGTTGAGCTCATCCAGCAAAACATATTTATAAGACTCAATCCCTTTTGCTTTTTCGGGATCATCAAGCCCTTTCATTACTATCTCGGATTGTTTCCCTGGCTCTGAATTAAATAGAAAGCGCCGGTCCTGCTTATCGACTGCTGGAAACAGATACATGCTATCAATCGCCAGGTTAAACGATTTCTTAAGTGTAGTAGGAATAATAGCAGACTCTTTACGGAATGTAATCGAGTTTGCGGATTTTACATACGCCTCCTTTGCCAATGCTTGGCAAACCGAGACAGTCTTTGAAGAAGACTTGCCCCCGTAAATAAGAACCTGACGGACACTTTCATCCTTCAGTATATTTAGAATGATAAAATAAAGCGGGTTGAACCATTTCTTATCAAATCTAGCCATTAGTCATAAGTTTCATCAGCAAGATCCTTACCAACCTTGGTAACTTTCACCTCTGAGCTGTCTTTCAGGCCAAGATCTCTGGCAATTATGTTAGCATTGAAAGCGCCGACAGCGGCTCCTTCAAACTTCTGTGTTCTGATCACTTCTTCCGCGTGTGTAGTGACTCCAATAAAATCTTCTCGCTTGCAATAGTTTTTCCATGCAGTCTGGCTAATCCCAAGGTGAATGCAAAGGCCTGAAAGTGTGTATGGGCGTGCAGTTGGCACTTTAATAATTTGACCTGTAGCATCACCACTTTTTACCGCTTCGCATTTTACCCACGGATTATCATCACATTCTTGGAAATAATCAGCAATTGCCTCCCATATTTTATCAGGATTCTCATATTCTTTATCTCGGCCATGTTTAGACCTTAGCCTCCACCACTGGTTCCCCAGTCGCAGATCTCCAGGTTCCGCTTTCTTCCCTACTGTCTTCTTTACTGTTTTTGCCATACCTAAAATTACTAAATTATTTAGCAATCATTCGCAAGAATGAAATCTACAATCTTCTTCATGTCGGACGACAATTGCTGATACTGCTCTTCAATTTTACTTGTGTTCGGATTTGTTTTCCCGACGACTAACTCATCAAGTGTTAGTCCGTAAATTCCGGAAAGCCGAATTAACATATGGATTGGAGGTGCAGCTCGACCGTTTTCGTAATGCTGATACCTGGATACTTTCACTCCTAATAAATTAGCAATCTTCCCAAGAGTAAACCCCCTTTTGTTCCGTAATTGCTTTAGTCTTTGTGATATACGAATCTTGGCTTCCATATAAAGGATTATTATTGATGAATAATAATGTTACTTGATTTTTTTGTGCTGCATTGGCGTCTTCCTCTTTTTTAGTGATGGCTTCTTTTTTTCAGGCGACGGATCATTTTCTGAATCGATATCAAATACATTACTGTTTATTGACCAACCAGGAAATGTCCATGATACCGTATCACCCGATAAAGTTGCTCTTACAACTCCTTTTGTTGGATCCCAAACGCGAATACCATTCGAAGTAATTGAAAACTCATAAGGGAAGGCATTCATCGAAGGCCTGTATTTTGGATCAGAAAAAGGAATATAAACCTGATCTTTCTCCCGAAAACATCGAACGCAAATCAGTCTATTGTTTTCGCATGCGTCTTCATAGATATTAGAGCGAACGGTATCTTTTTCCAGCAAAACCCATTTGTGCATACATACGATGTCCGGAGTATCAATTGGCGTGCTGATGTATAGCTTGTCTTTGCATCCGGTAAGCGGAATTTCAATTCTGATGCGATTCCCTACTGTATCAATTTGGGGTTCTGAAGTATTGATTTCTTTTTGCGGTACTGTTCGTGGTGTTATACATGCAGCTCCGAAGAAGAAGAGAAAGCAGATGATGTATTTCATTTCTTTTTTGTTTTTCTTGTATGTTCGAATCCTAGTTTCATCAGTTGGCGATCAAGTGTTTTGTAAACACTTCCTGTTTTTAAATAGTCTGGAATAGTATTATGCCACTTTGAAATTGATTCCGCCAACTCGTACAACTGAATATATATGTCGACATTCTTCATGTTTACTTTATCCAGCTGACGAAACAACATTCGTATTACTTGCATACTGTCGCCTCGAATAGTGATTGTGCTATCCTCTGTACCCATGCAAACCCTAAGGGTATCTTCCATGTAGCATTTCTTTACGGTTTGTTTCACAGACCATATAGAGAACGATGTGTCTGTTTGCGCTTTCGAAGAAAGGAATGGAAATAACACAAGGAGAATTAAGAGAAAGCTGATAAGGTATTTCATGGTTCGGTAAGGTGTTCGCTGATAAATTTCCATTGCTTAACATTTTTGATGGTCCT